TTTAGCTGTCCGCTGACCCCCTCCATGCTGTCCGTTGCCCCCCCTTGGGCTGTCCACTGACCCCCCTTGGGCTGTCCACTGACCCCCTCAGAGGGCGCCTTGGCGCGCCGAAATGGCGGCTGGCCCCCAACATCTAGGGCCGATGATCCGGGCGTCCTCATGATGTAGGCTGTCCGCCTCCCCCCCGTTTTCTTGCTGTCCGCTGACCCCCCCTCTCCTTCGAGGCGGGATCGCTTGAGAGGGCCGGGAGAGACTTGGGTGGCCTGTCTGGGTATTGGTTCCACGTTACCTTGACCAGTCGCGCGGCAAATTGCTCATAGGAGGGCCTCTCGTCCGTCTCTTCCTTGGTAAGGGGCGAGCCGTTGGAGTGGCAATAATGCCAAGAAAATATATCGGATAGGCTGTCCATGTCGCGTTCGAAAGGATCTATTATTCTCGCCCCCAGCCGTCTGTCCGTTTTTATAACCTCTTCATAGGTCGGGAGTTCGGGGCAGATGGCCAAGAGCGTCTTGACTGCTATTATGTCGGCGTTGGCCTTGTGGTAGTTCATGTTTTTATGTTCCGCTATTTTCCGTCCCAGGTAAAACCTGTGTGGGTTGCGGTTATTATGCTTGTGAAAAAGCTGGGGCGGGTATTGCATGATGCGATACCCTTTTAATAAAGTGAAGATGGTAGAGCCGAAGGTGAAATAAATGATCCCGTTCGTTATGGCCTTGCTCTCGCAAATATGCAAATCCAGAAAGTTCTTGCCGTCTTGGCCCCTCTTTTTTTCAACGTAGGATAGTCGGGAATTAAACAGAACCTCCAGATCCGCCGCGGCTTGACGGTAGGCGTCCCGGCGGTTCTTTACTTGCCCCAGGGCCATATATTCTTCAAGGGACATGGCAACCGTTGCGCTCTTGGCGCTGTTCCGGGTCAATTGCAGGGTCATGGCGTCCAAAAGTTGGGCGGTCGAAACCTTGAACCCGGTGGCCAGGTCCCTGAAATTTTCAATTTTAACCGACGTGTTGCCTCTCTTGATTACCATGTGTCCGGTGATGTCGTGCGGGGCCAGCCCCTTTGAGCTAAATTTGGTTAGGGCGTTGGTTGCCTCGCCCTGGAGGACGGCGCTGAAGGGCTCTTCCGGGAGCGTAGGGGTAGGGGCGTTTATGGGGAGGCGGGCCCGGCTGCTGTCCGCGTTTTTCATGTGTCGCCCTCCTCGCCCCGTGCGAGGCTTTCAATGAAGTCCCTGGCCCCTCCTTTAAAGGTATCAAAGTTGATAGCAGCTCTGGCGCGTTTTACCTGCTCCTCCGTTGGCTGTAGGGAGCTTAAGTTTATGGGTTTTAGTACGGCCTTAATCTCTTCGTTCAGCAGTTCAAAGGGTCGGCTGTTTTCGCCTTCTCTTGGCCCGTAGAGGAAATCCCCGAATTCCTCAAAAAGTGCGTTAAGCGTTTCGATCTTCGTTTCGTCTATGGGGCTTATAAATGTGTCCAGGCCAGGCACCCCAATTAATTCTCCTGTGATGGCGAGGAAAGCATGAAATGCATACATATCCCGATAGCCAGACTTTATCTTGTCCAGCCAGTCCCGAATATTCTCGCCATATTTGTCAATAAGGACCTCGGCCCGGTGGCGGGCAAAGCTCGTGTCCTCTGGGTCCTTGTAGTGGCCGTTCTTGTTTATCCTGTAATGAGGGTAACTGTGGCCGCTTTCCTGGAGGATGGCGATTCCGCCGTCGAAGCCGTCCAGATGCAGGGCGGGGTTAAAAGTGTCGGTATCTTTTTTGTAGTCAAGGACATTATTGTCGTAAAGGATCTTCATGGGTATGTGGGCACCGCCGGCCACATATTCCTTCCGGGCGATGTCCTTGATGAAGGCTAGACCCGCGGTATTGACCAAGTGGTCCATTACGGCCTTGTAAAGATCGGGGAAATCCTGCTCTATCTCAAAAAAAGTCTGATTGCTGCCAGTTTCCTCGCTGCAATAATAGAACACCAGGAAAGCCAGCACGTCATACAAGGTGGAGCTTAGCGGACTTCGGGGGGCGTCAACCCACTCCAGTTTTTGGGCTATCTGTTCTTCATGTTTCTTGCGTTCTCTTATGGCATCCAGGACCTGCTCCACCGTGGCCTCTTGGCCTGCGGTGAAAGCGTTTTTGCTTGCTGCACGTCGTCTGGTGGCCATCTCCACCGCGTCTTCGCCTATCGCCACGTTGCGGCGCTCCCACATGGGCCTCATCTGGTAATAGCCCGGTGAAGCGGACTCGCTGAATCTCGGGTACGCCTTTATTCTCGGGTTGGTGATCTGCTTTTCCTTGGTTTCCTCAAAGAACTTGTTGAAGGGCGTCTTCTCGCCGTCCTCGTACTGCCCAATAAAAAAATTGACCGCATCGAAAAACAAAATCTCCACGCTTAAGGTGCGCGCCATCTTGTATTCAAAGTCCGCCTTTTTCAGTGCGTCATATTGGGCTTGGGTTACAATCCGGGGCTCGTCGCGTTTAGCCCAGGCGTCCATTTCGGCCACGCGTGTCTTCTCAAGGATGTGATAGAGCTTCCAGAATTCCGCGTCCGATTCTTTTTCATAGGCCATATAAGAGGAGGGAAGCTGGCAGATGTAATCATACACGGCCTTATAGTCGTTGTACTGCCTCATGTGGGCCGGCTCCACCAGGCCGTTGACAAGACTAAGTTTCTCGTCCTCCGTCAACAGCCCCTGGTTGCCCAGGCCGAGCATATCGTTTTTGTACGCCTGCACAAGGTTGGCTATAAACAGGCGGCCCACGTCCGCGCCCGTCCTGTTCTTCTTTTTGAGCAACTTTTTAAGGTCGCTTCTCATTGGCCAACTCCCGATTGTTGATTCTTGCCCCTTAAGCTTGTCTTATAATTCTACCACACCCGGCCCGCGCCGTCTCTGTTTTACCTGATTATGTGTATGTGTCTATCATCATACAGAGGGCTATTGGCTTCTCTTTAGAGGCTATCATTTGCTCATGGCTTAATGTCCGCTAATGATAATTTACGGACATTGAAAAGCATATTGGGTAGTTTTTACTCGCCATGTCCCGGCTGGGTAATTTTTATCCGCGACTTGACCCAATCATCTCTGCTGATCAGTTGTATGGTGATTGGTTCGTTCGCCGGCACAACAAAGTTTTTTTCCTTGTCTCCGCCCATTCCTATGACAAGGGCAGGCGTCCGCTGGGCGAGGATGTCAGGATGCGAATCGGGTGCCATAGCTTCGTCAAAGGGCTGTTGGTCCGGTGGGCCCACAAAAACAGCCGCGAGGTAGTCTTCCGGGTTTTCCCCCTTCTTGATGAGCGCCTCCTGAAATTCTCCCACATTGAACGAAATATTCGTGATCTCTGCCACAACTCACCTCATTGCAGTGCTGGGGCGGACGAGCCCGCCTCCCCGCCGTGGGCGAGGACGATGCGCTTATATTTTGTTTCCGCTTCCCTCAAATATTTACTCAAGATTGAGAACGTCACGTACTCGCCCGCCTTCCTGCTCCCGGCGAAGAAGAAGGGGACCCCGTACCTCGTCTGGAAGGTCAGGACGCTTTGGCAAGCGCTGTGGGCGTTCATTTTGCTCCGGTACTGGCCGGCAGCCAGTTCCGTAAAATGGGCCTCAATAATTACGCTGAAACAATCATAACCCCGCGCCCTGGCCAACTCCCGTTCGAAGCGCTCCCGGCCGGCCCCGACCAAACAGGCCACCAGGTCGGGCAAGCTCTTGCGCTCGACGCTCACCTTGTCTTCGAGGTGGAGCAGGCTGTAATCGCCAGTCATCAGGCTCCCGGGCACCACTTCGCAGTCCTTGCCCTCGAAGGTGTAGGCGTCTTGCTCTCGGTTGTCGGTGACGATTATCAATGTGCGAGCCCCAGGTGCGAGGGAGGGCCTTTCTTGTCCTCCAATAAGGTGGCCGCGGCGGCCACGGTGGTGGCCATCTTGCTATTCACTTCCCGGAGCGGGCACCCCGCTTCCTGGCAGAACTCGATACTCGCCAAGTTGATCACGCCGTCATCCTCTTGGCAATAAACGCACATCTGGAATGAGGCCCCCATGAGGGCCTCTGCCAGTTTGGTCAGGGAGGCTTCGGTTTTGTGTTCCGCCACATAGCCCGCCGCAACGGCCGAGATGGCGCCGGACAGATCTTTTGGGCTCCGCCCTTTCTTGCTCGCCTTTCTCATGTTGTTGCTCCTCCCGCTATCGTGCGCCCAGGGATCAAGGACAGGCATGGCTTAATTGTACTTTAGTGAAACTCTATGAGCCAAGGTGCAACCGCCTGGTTCGGGCTCTATTGAGATTGTACGTTTCTTCTACGGCGGGGAATAGCTTAGAACGGTTGGACTTCATCCGGTTGACCATGCGGTCCTCGACGGCCCTAATGAAAATATCCATGTCCATCAGGCCGTCGGGTCCCTGGCTCTGTCGCATTCCGGTCTGCTCGAACGTGGTGTTGCTATTGTTGTCGATGTGGACATTGACCCGGACCTCCGGTGCGTCGCGGTAATCCGGGTAGTCGGCAATGACCCCCAGCCGGCCCCGGCTATCCCGCTCCAAGGGCATGACCGCCTCGGCCCCGGCTTCACCCATAAGGCCCAACATTCCGCCCTTGGCAAATTCAAAGTAGGTCGGCTTGGTGACTATCTGGTTGGCATATTTGGCAAGACTGTCGGAAGCGAAGACGTTGCCCTTGGCGGAAGGCATGGGGGAACTGCCTAAAATATTCACCCCGGGAAGGCCTCCAAGATTGACGCCGGACGGACCCACACCGAAGAGACCGCCAAAAAAGCTGCTCCCCCCCAACAAATTCTTAAACGCCTGCACAATAGGCATGACCACCAGCATTTCAGCGGCGATCCGGGCCAGTTGATTCACGATGGTGGTGGCCATGTTCCCGAAGGCCTCACCTACGCTCTTGCTCCCGGTGATCATGTCGGCAAAAGCGGAACCAATGGCGTCGGCCGTGGCGTTGAAAGCCTTTTCTGCCTGTTTCGCGGCGGTGTGGGCTTCCATCCAGGCGTCGGCCGCCCGCCTCAAGCCGGACATAGCATCGTCGCCAAGCTGGGCCGTCTTTATGGCGGCTATCTCGGCAATGAGAGCGTAGGCCCGGGCCTGTTCAGCAGCATCTTTGATACGCCGAGCCAGCTCCTGCCAATGGGCTATCTGCTTGTTCAGTTCCGCCACTTGAGCCGCGGCGGTCTGGCCGGTGAGGGAAGCCAGTTCTTTTTCCAGGTCTAAAACAAGCTCCCTGGCCTTGGCTTCGTCTCGTAGGGCCTTCTCTGCTTCACGGGCGGCCTTGGAGGCGGCGCCGCCGCGTGTGCTTGCGGCTTTAAAGTTATTTTTTAAGGCTTCGGTGGAGTCTTTTAAGTATTGAGCATAGAGACGTTCATTCTCAAGCATTACTGGAAAATTTCTTGCATCTCTTGCGTCTAAAATGGCAGCCTTTAATGTTGCCAGAGACGATTCCATCGTGGCTTTTTTCAGCGCTTTTTGCCTGTCTTCGGCGCCTTTTGTATGGGCGGTCAACTGGTCCAGGGCTTTTATGGCCCCTTGAAGGGTATTGGTTTCGGCCGAACCAATTCCGGCCACTTCCCGCATGGCCGCGGCCAGATCATAATGGGCAGACGCGGCGGCAGAGGCGGCGCCGGCTGTGTCGTCCATAGCGTTGGCCGTATCATCCAGGGAACCGGAAAGCCTCTTGTTAAGGTCTTCCAGGCTAATCAGACCGTCTTTGTATTCTATTATTGCCTGTATCGCTCCGGTTACATATTGCTTGACTCTTTCGTTCGAGGCGAATTTTTCTTGTGTCGCCGTCAATTTCTGTATGGCTTTCTCTGAAGCATTTATGGCCGCCTCGGAGTCGGTGGCGTTTTTGCGGAATTCGACTAGGGCCTGGGCGGCTTCGGCAATGGCTCTATGGGTGAGAGTCCCCCTGCCCGTCCCCAGGAATGTCTTTACTTTCTTTTCCGCATCCTGAAAAGCTTTGTCTAATTCCGCCATTTGCCGCTTAACGGTCGCTATTTCCGATTCGATTTGTATTTTTTGCAGGGCAACGGCTTCCGTGGCGGTCCTGGCGATTGCTTCTGATGCCTTGGCCGACTTGGCCGCCAAGCCGTCCATTATTTTCCCGGCCTCGGCGATCTCGCTATAGAGAGCATAAAATCCGGTTGCCACTGTTGTCAGGGCCACTCCCCAGGGGCCGCCCAAGGCACGGGCCGCGCCGGCGCTAAGTGCTTTCAGGTTGGCAAATGCGCCCGCAAGCCCAACAACCCCCTCTTTGGATGTGGCCAGAGAGACAACAAGCCTCGTTCCCAAGGCAACCGCCAAGAGATCCGCATTTTTAGCCACAACCTCAACCGCCTTGGCCAAATCTTTCAGGTGGGCTCCTGCGGTGTCTATGACCTCAACGACCTTGCGGGATTGACCTAAGGATTTATCCAGTTCGTTGACCGCTGTTTTGAGGTTGTTCCCGAACTTCACCATCGCATCGCTGATGGTTGCCGGCATGGCATCGGCCTTGGCCCGCAACTCATCCATGCTTCCGATAAGGGCTCTGGTAATCACGTCCGCCGTCAGCTTTCCCTCTTTGGCGAACTGACGCAACCCGTTGACCGTAGTTCCCAGGTGCTTGGCCAGGACTTCAGCCGCCGCCCCGCCATATTTCAAAACCATGTCCAATTCCCGGCCGGCCATCTTGCCAGTAGCCAGGGAACGGGTAACCGCATCCATGACCATCTCAAACTGTTGCCCTTTGGCTCCGGAGACTACCAGGGCATTGGTCAGGGCGTCGGTCAAGTTGAGCTGCTTCTCCATGCTGTAGCCAAGAGCGTTGAGCGCCGTGGCATTATCCATGAAGGCGTTGGCTGTGGCTTCGAGGGGAGAATAGGCCCGGTCGGCAATCTCTTTCAGCCGGCCCATGATAACGCCAGCGTCGATCATGCCCTTGGAGGCGATACGGGCGCGGGATTCCAGGTCGGTCATCACCGAAGTTATGTTGGCGAATTCCCGGAAACCCAGGGCTGCGGCTGCGGCCACAACGGCGTTTTTCATATTGACGATCTTGCCCAGGCCGGCCGAGGCGGATTGGGTCAAACTCTTAAAGGCCCCGTCCACATCCCCCACGGAGGCCCGGAGCTTGGCCATCTCTATGGCAGAGGCCCCGGTCAAGCGCTGAATGTGGCCCATGGATCGCTCCAGGTTGTCCAGGTTCGCTTTCTGGGTCATCTGTTTGGCCAGGCCGGCAAATTGTTTTTCCGACAGGCCGGCGGCTTGGGCCACGGCCTTGAGTTGCCCTTCGGCCTTTTGGAAATCAGCATCCAGGGCCTGGACATTGGCTTTGGCCTTGGCCATGCTGGCGGCCAATAGGTCAATCTGCCGGGAGGCCTGGCCATACATGACCCCGCCTTGCATGGCTTCGGCCATGGCTGCCCCGGCTCCCTTGGAAACTGATTTAAGGTCATTCAGCTTCTTTTGAAGCAGGGAATAATCGCCGTCGATGACCAGGGTGACGCCTTGACCTTTTGGTTTAGCCATGATTTCTTCTCCAATTCTGAACGGTCGTCAGCCGACCTTAATGTCAACCGGCTTCATAGCGCCGGCAACTATTCCTCCGGTCCTGGAGGTCACTTCATCCAAGGCCGGCCGCATAAAAGGGTGAGCCGGCGTGAACCCCGTCACCCGGCCGCCCGGAGTGACTTGGGCGTGGCCATATTCAATTAGGTGTGCATGGGGGGCGTAATTCTCCCCTTCGGCATAGGCATAACCCCCGGCCCTAACCAGCACAAAGGGGCTTTCCGGCCCGGGGTCTTCCACCCGGATGGACTTTCGGAGCGCCCCGGTCTTGTCCGCAAAGGCCGCCGTGCTTCTGGCCCGGGCGGCCACTTCCTCGGCCACGGCCCGGATGCCGGGCTTCACGGCGGCCTTGACTTCTTCCATGATGCCCGCCACGTTGATATCGACCTTTACGTCCGTAACTCTCACGAGCTCGCCCCTCTTGTGGCGGCCGTCCCGGTGGAGATAAACTCGACCAGGGCTCCTTCCGCCACTCGCCAGTACTTGCCCATTTTGACCGCCTTCAGCTTCCCATCATGGACATAGGTGTAAAGCGTTCTCCGGGTGACCTTGAGGATGGTGGCCACCTCATCCAGGGCATAAACTTTAAGATTGATCATCGTCTTACTCCTCTCCTTCGGTCTCGTCTTCTAGGACGGAATGCACATAGTCGTTAACGCTCGTGCCGGCCGCCTTGGCCCGGGCCCGGATCTTCTCCAGGAGGCTTGGCTGGACCAGGAGCTGGAGCCGCTTGCTCTTGGTTTCGATGTAAGCGGGGTTCGGCTTGTAGCCGGCTGGAGGCTTGCCGTGTGGCCTGGCCGGAGCCTCGGGGGCGTGTCCAGGATCGGCCGACGGGGCCTCCTCGGGTTCCGGAGCGACTCCCGGCCGGCTGATGAACTGCATGGCGGGATTCAGCTCGTTCTTAAAGGTCTTCCTGGGGCCCATTTATTCCTCCTCGCCCAGGATCTCCGCCACAAGGGCCGAGTAGTCGGCCGCGGCGTTGCTCTTGGGGGCGTATGTGTAGATGTTCTGCCGGGTGGCCTGGCACTCCTTTAGGGCTGTACATTCCCGGATGGCCGTCCGGAACAGCTTTGTCCCGAGCCCGGCGGCCGTCTGCTCAATGAGCTCCGCCACCTCCCGGCTGATAACCGCCCGCTGGTTGTGACGGGTCAGGACGATACCTTTGATGGTGAGGGCCTGGTTGCAGTATTGGCGGACCGTGTCGATGGTGCCGTAAAGCTGGCTGATGCCCTGAAGGCTGAATATGTCGGCCTGGGCCGGGATAATGGCCTCCTGGGCTGCCGTGAGCGCGTTAACCGTGAGGATGCCCAGGGCCGGGGGCGCGTCTATGATGCAGTAGTCGTAGCTTCCTTTTATAGGCTCTAGGGCCTCCTTCAGCCGGTACTCCTTGCCTGTAGAAGCGATGGTGGCATCGGCCCCCACCAGGCCCGGAGAACTGGGGATAAGGTCCCCCTGCTCCGTTGGCCTGATGGCTTCCCCGGCCTTGGCCGACCGGGCGAGTAGATCCATGACCGTGACACCCCCGCCATCGGCGCCTAGGGCATAGGTCAAGTTGCCTTGGGCGTCCAGGTCCACAAACAGCACCTTGTGGCCTCGAAGGATGAGCCCGGCCCCCAGGGCTTGGGCGGTGGTTGTTTTGGCGGTGCCGCCCTTCTGGTTCAGAATGGACCAGGTCTTCATGGTTCCGCCTCGCCTGTCATGTCCATGTGTTTGCCTCCCTTGTGTTATGTGTATGCGTATATATGTATAATGCTATACTGATATGGTTAAAAGATGGCCGCGGCTACAGCTTCGCCGCAGGTGTTCGCCGCCCTTTCGAGGTGATGGGCGTAAATCAAAGTGGTGTTGATAGAACTGTGCCGGGCGAACTGCTGAACCTCGGCCAGGTCCTTGCCGGCCAGCAGACTCAGGGTCACGGCCGTGTGTCGGAGGCTATGGGCCGTGAGACGGGAGCTCTTGAGGCCGGCCCCCGCCATCTTCGTCTTGACGATCCGGCTGATGGAGCGGGTGGTCATCCGGCCGCCTCGGTTTTTATTCGCCCCGCTGGTGAACAGGGGCGCCGTGTCGTCCGCCGGCCCCCGGGCCGCCAGGTAGGCCCTGATGGCCTTTTCAACGGGGCCGGAGATCTTGACGTAATCGGCCTTCTCGTCCCGGCCCTTGCCTTGAATGTATAAGACCGTCCCATCCCCTCGGGTCCGGAGATCTCCCACGTCGGCCCGGATCACCTCGACCGTCCGGAGCCCACTGGTGACCATGAGCGTGACCAGGGCATAGTCCCGGAGGCCTCCCAAGCTCTCCCGCTCTATCCCGCCCAAGACCTCCTTGACCTGGCCGCTGGTGAGGTAGTCCCGCTTGTGCTCCCGGTCCAGCTTGGCCCCCTTGAGCTTCTCGGCTATGTTGCCGTAGAGGCCCTCCTGGGCCGTCCAGGCGAAGAAAAGCCGGGCGGCCGTTATGTAGGCCTGGACTGTGGCCGGTTTGCGGCCGGAGGCCTTCAGTTCTTCCCTAAAGGCAATTAGATCCTCTCGCCGGGGTTGGGCGATGCCGCGAAGGGAGAAATATCCGAACAGTTGCCGGAGGGCTTTGGTGTAGGTCTCGACGGTCTTGGGCCGGGCGTCCAGGTAAGCCAGGAAGCGGGCGTAGAGGTCGGCCGTGAGGGCCGGCCTGGGGGCGAGGGTGTCCTGGGTCAAGGCCAAGCTGGTCTCTACCATGGCATGTCTCCCTGGGCCTCAGGTAGCTGGCCATCGCCTCCGACCGGAGGCCTGCCCGGGGGAACATACTGAGCCGGCCCCTCGTCTTCGCCAAAGGGGTCCAAAGGCCTGGCTGCGGGCCTGTCTGCGCTCTGGCCGCCGCCGAGCATGGTCAGGTTGCCCACAATGACTTCGGAGGCCTGCCTGTCCTGGCCGGCCTTGTCCTGATACTTGCGGGTCTGGAGCCGGCCCTCGATATAGACCTGGCGACCCTTCTTCAAATATTTGTCCGCCACCTCGGCCAGACGGTTGAAGGTGACACAGTTAAACCACTCGGTCTTATCCTCGCCGCTGTACTTCTCCGTCACCCCCAGGCTGAACCGACAGAAGGACACGCCGCCCGGGCTCACCTTCAGCTCCGGATCCCGGCCCAGGTTGCCCACGAGGATTATCTTGTTGACGCCGCCCATGTTGCCCCCTCTATGTGTATGTGGCTATGTGTATAGCCTTACCTGTATGTTAATATATGGCCTTCCCTTCACATTGTCAAGCATTATCAGCATATACCGGCATAGAAAAGGGCCGGTTTCCCGGCCCTGAGGTGTTCCTGGAATGGGGAGAAGGTCAGGTGTCGGCCTTGCCGGTCTTCATTGTGGCACCTCCGCCCCGTCTTCGTTGGGCTGGACGGTAAAAAGAAGGTCATTGAGGTGCTCCATGGTCGCCCGCAGCATAATAAGGGCGCCGCCGGCTTCATAGGGGACATCTTCCTTTTCTTCAAGGTCCTTCACGAGGCTTATGCACCCGGCCAGGGCTTGGATGGTCTCCCACATAACTTCGACAAGCCGTCCATAGGTGACGGGAGCCGGCTTGCAGCCCGAACTCATATAAAGCGGCCTCTGCCTGTAGTCAGCCGGGGCGGGATCGTTATTCTGCATTGGGGGCCTCCTCTTCTCCAGGGGCGGGGACGGCGTAGATCCGGCCGTGGGTATCCGGCCAAATATTCCTCAGCATTTCCCCTGCATCCCTCAGAGCCGCAGCCGCGAAAAAGAGAACCTCCGTGGTGTCGCCGCGAGTATCGGTTGCTTCAATCAAGTGCCTCAAGGTCCAGGCAAGGCCTATCACCCTGGAATATAAAGAGCATACCTCCCTTTCGAACTGCCCAAAGGTGACCAGGGCCCCCATGCAGTTTTCGTATGCAGTCTCGTCGTCTTTCCAATCAAAGACAACCTTGGCGTTTGGGTGGCGGTCGGTGGCGCTCATTGGGCCACCTCCGGGGATCCCTGCTCCTGTTCCTTTTGAAGCGCGTCCCTTTCTTTCAGGGCCTTGCGGATTTCCCCCTTGAGGCGTACCACCTCGGCCCCTGCCTTATCGCGTTTGGCAAACAATCTGTCACTGTATGCCGTCCTCTCGCGCAGGTCGTCTTGCAATCTGGCGCCGCGCCTCTCTTGGTCCTCTATCTCCTTGAGAAGGCCGGCGGTGGGGTTGCTTATGCGGACCAAACAGGTGCCACGGCTTCCCCGGGGATCAATACGCTCCAAATCGGCGATGACAGCCTGAAGGCCTTTCTGGCATAGGTTGTGCCTATACGCAAGGCTCTCCTCGTCGTGTTCGTCAATATCGCCCAGAATGTCATCGATCCCCCGCAGAGATCGCAATACCTCAAAGATTATGCTACCGGCTTCGCTAAAAGTGATAAATCGATCATCAACCATGCCGAGGTCGTCTTCTCCTCCCACATTGTAGGCAGTGGCGGGGACGCACAGTTCGGAAGTTTCGTCCTTGCCCTTGGGGGCGTTTTCGGATAGATTACTCATCAGCCATATCTCCTTTTCCTGGATGTAGGATGGTTAGGCCCTGGTCGGTGGTTCCACGCACCGGCTGGGGCCGCTTTTTTGCTCTCATTGCAGTCCTCCAGTATGCCCGGCAAGATACTCGTAAAGCTCCCGAGCCCGTGGGCCTTCCTCGCCCTGGGCGATCTGCTTGGCCGCCTCTAAGGTGAGGGTGTGGTCGGTATTGCTCGTCTCGTTCCGGCCGTAGAGGTAGTTATACAGGGCCAGGGAGCTCACGGTCGGCTGCCGGCGCCCGTTGACGTCCGCCATGCGGACCGGGACCAGCTCCCCTTTGAAGGCCTCCCCGGCCGCGGCGCCTCCCTCCTGGAGATCCCTGAGGTGCTCCTGGGCCTCCTTCATGGTCATCCCCAGGGCCCGGGCCACGTCCTCAAGCGAGAAGTGCAGGGCGCCCGTCTCGTCCTCGAACACCCGGAGGAGTCCAAACTGGGGATGGTTGAATATGTGACTTTTCATGGTTGCCTCCTTATTCCAGGCCCAAAAGTATCCCGGACGAGAGGCTTTTGCCCGGCAGGCCTCCAGGCCGCCTGTGGGCCTCCTGGGGCCGTTTCTGGCTGTCTGAGGGATTGGGCCTTGCCCTGGAAAAAAGAAACACGCCCAGGGAGGACGCGCGGGGCTGGTCATTTATCAGCTTCAGAGCGGGGACTTTGGGGATTTCGGCCGCGTCCGGAGCGGTCTGAGCGGGCATTGTGCGCCTCCAAGCTTGAGGATGGCCCTTTAAGGTAAGGACCGGGCGCTGAAAACCGCTAAGAGACGGCCGGACATATTCCCCCGAAGGGTATTGTATTCAGTCCACACCCGGCCCCAAGGCGGAGCTTGGAGACAAAAATAGCACAATCTGCGGGTGTGCGACCGCTCTTAGAGGTGTTTTCAGGCACCGTGAGGCTTGAGGATGCCACAGGCCCGGGGCGGCGTCAAGGGGCAGCCAGCTCAAAATTGAGCGCGTCGATGGCGAATCCAGGGCCCGGCCACAAGCCCTTGAGGGCGACGGCCAACCTGCAAGCATTCCTTGTGGGTTGAACCGTCAAATATTTTTTTACAGTTGGGCGGGGGCCGGCGCTATTTTGCGCCCGCTGATGTGGTCCCCATTATACACATATCATCATACACATAACAGAAACCCTTCACCATCAATGGTTTCACGGTGGTTTATCGTGAAACGTGCCTAATGCTGTTGTGTATCAATGGTTTCACGGAGGGGCAGGAACGTAGGCCTGAAAGGGCAAAAAAGGTATTCGCACCCGGTCGTCCGCCAGGGCGCGCTCATTGCGCCCTCCCTCAATAATAATGCCGGAACGGGCATCTGCCCACATTTTCGGAGTCCGGCGGCTCCGGGTCGGTCTTTTTGGGAAGAGGTTTCCCTCGCCTTATACGCCGTCAAGACCGTACCAATGGCGCTTGTTTCCGGGGCTAGAAAAGCAAGCCGCAGAACGGCTGAAGGTGCTGATATAACCGGAGTTATAAAAATCATCATAAAATTTGATAAAATAACAACTTATGTTTGTTGACAATGTGTCATCCTATTTGTATTATTAATAGCGAGGATGAGGGAGGTTTGTTGGCAGTCCCAGCTTTCTTCTCCACTCCCAGGACAAGGCCCTCCAGAAAGGAGGGACGCCATGGAAGGGTTCATTGGGAACGTCCTGGCTGCGACCTTGGCTGGCGCTCTAGTGCTTTTCTTAGCCCGCTGGCTTGATAGTCGGCGTAAATAAGAAGCCCCTCTGGAAATTGGGGATCCCAGAGGGGCGCAACCTTCGATTCCTAACCGAATCCGGGGGTCTTGTCCGAAGCCGGGGACGCGGTCAACGTCCCCGGCTCACTTATTAAAATAGCCCAAGATAGGTCCCATGTCAAGAAGGCCTTGAGAACGGACCCCGGGCCTATTGCGACCGCGGCCACCCTTGCCCTCTCTCCTGGAATAGAGTAAAGTGCTTTTGGGCAACCCTCCAGATCAACAAGATCGGAGGTGGCGCCTATGGACTTCCTTTTAAACGTCCTTGCGGGCGTTACGGTCGTTCTCGTGGCTCGCTGGCTTAACCGCCGCGATAAATGAAGCGCCCCGGTAGGAGCGTCCATTCCTACCGGGGCTTAACTGTCCGACTAGATCGTATCAACTCGGAGGGTTGCTCCGGGCCGGGGGCGGTGACACGCCCCCGGTTCATTTTTAGGATAACCAAACAGGGGGCTATTGTCAAGCCGGGGGGGATACCAGTGGCCCCCAGGAATGCTCAAAACGCGAACGCTCGTAATTTTGTGTATGTCTCGGGGTCGGTTGTTGCCAACAACTTTCTTCCGTCTTTAAAGAGCATGATAAACGTTATGATTTTTACATCTTGCTCCCCTCCTCCAAGGAGAAGGCCGGCCAAAAATCCCACGGGGCCAAACATCGCCGCGCCGGCTATACCCAAGCCAACGTTTCCGCTTATGCTCTTTACGTTTTCCTCGGAGGCCAAAGAAATCTCGGCGATATCCCCTTTTCTGAAGTCGTGCGTTTCCGCGCCAGTCAGCATCAAAAAGTCCCCATAGGTTGTCACGCCAGCTTCACCCTGGGGAAAATCTCCAGCAAGAATTTTTATTTCTGACATGCTGACCGCCTTTGGCTAATAGCGGCCCTTATTTAGCCGCCGGCCTAAAGCACCATCAATTCAGGTCGTCCGCAGGGTCTTTGTCTGGTGGCCGCCAAAGATATCTGCTTATTGAACCTCCGACTTCAGGCAACCCGACCCTGGCTGCCTTGGCAGCCGCCCTATGGGTCTCCCGGGCCGAAGCGCCGATTTTGAGTTGCCGGGACAGGTTGGAGATCAAACTGGCTTGTTGCCGCCATTGGGCCTGGAGCAAGATGGCCTCCTTATTGTCTCCAGCCTCCCGGGCCTCAATTACCTGTCGCCTCAGCTCGTCCCGGTCAACCACGGCCTGACAAAGCTGTTTCAGGAGCCCGGCATCATCTTCAATGTAAAACCCGGGGTCTTTGGCCTTGACTGTCCGATTCCACTCTTCTTTCTCGGCCGGGGCCAGGCCCCTGCCTGTAGAAGACAGCCAGGAGAAACCAGCTGCGTGGCCCTGGGTGCTCCTTATGCTACTGGCCGCCATTGGCCCTCGTCTGCCCATGATTTCCTCCGTATAGCCTCAATTTTCTCCAAAACTCTCCGTGAAGGAGCCGAGACGGTCTTGGGAGGCCGAACCTCCAGAGATTCAATCCCCCCTACCCCCGCCCTTGTGCCTGTTGGCCTGGGCGGTGACCAGGCATCCCCTCACGTCAGAATCACCCACGCTGTCCTCGCGGTCCTCAGGCCTCTTTATTGTGGCCTGATTTAGCCTCATTATACCACTTTTTCGCACGTTTTCATGGGGTTCTTGAGGGTTTTCCTTGAAATAAGAAACCCCCGCCGGAGGGGGATATCCATTCCGGCAGGGGCGCAACTTGGGAGGCCCCCTCAATTTTGAGGAGACGTCAGGTTTTGGCCTGTTTGTCTTGGCCGCCCTTGTAGGCGCAGAAGGCCCCAAAGGCCCCCAGAGCCAAGGCTATGAAAATCATTGCAGTGTGTATGCTGGTCCAGGTGGTCATTTGCTCCCCCTTTCGCGTAGATCAACAAGCCAGGTTACAAGGAAAGCCATCAGCATGAACGCCATTCCGACCGCCAGGGCGCCATCATCCTTCTGGAGCAAGCCAACGATGATTGAGCCGGCGGCGATCATTTCAGCCACGCTGGCGGCCCGTTTAGCTAGAGCTATCATATCATCTCCCTCTCTTGGTTTCAACTACCGCCGGCTAGGTGCCGGTTCCTGTTTCTATGCGGTTTCGCCCTGGTCGCCACCATTCCACAACAGCGACCCCCCACAGGTGGCATCCTGATGGGGGGCCGTGTTTTCCTTGGGAACTTGGCAACTGGTGGTTACCCATCGCTCAAGCCTTTTCAGGATAGTCAAACAGGGATCAGTTGTCAAGACGGGCCTTGAAAATGAGGGGGCCATTCCGTTCGGCCCCCTCGGTGTTGGACGTCTCAAATTATGCCTGGGTAGGGCCACCTCCCTGATCGGCCTGTGCGGGGGTCTGAGCCTCTTCCTCGGCCGGCGGGAATATGTGCGCGTCCACAAATCCCACCGCCCGGTCGAGCCCCGCTTGGTCCCGGATCTCATAAACCAGGTTGCCCAGTTTTTGGGCCGCATTCATCCAAGAGACGGCGGCCCTGTAGTTGCCCTGCCAATTCTCCACGACCCTGGCGTTCTCGGCCCGTAGCCGCTCCATCTCCGCGTTCTGGGCCGAGATACGGGCCAGGAAGGCTTCGCGTTCCTCCCGCAGGGCCTGGGCCTCTTCTTGGGCCTGGACAATGACCGTCATGGCCTGCTCCCGGCCCTCAAGGGTCCCAAGCTCCTCTAAGGGTGGGATGGAGGCCTCGATGTCCGCCAGGCGCTTGTAGTACCTGTCGACCTCCTCGTGCGAAGCCCTGGAATTGAACTTGCCCCGGATGACGCCCAGCGGGGCCATCGCTGTGGCGAAGTCGTCCTGGAGGTCCTTCAATAGCGCTTTGGAGCCAAAGGTCTCTTTGTATCCGGGCTTGCCGTTTGCTTGCCGCGGAATCAACACAGCGTGAATGTGCGGGGTCCTCTCATCCATGTGCAGCACGATAGAGAGGAGGGCTAGATCGTACTTCTGGCGGAGGAATGACATGACCAGGACCTTGAAGGTTTCGACCCTCTCGGCAGAGATCTGACCGTCCGGGCCGAGGAAGGCGTCCCGGGTGGCGGAGAGGATCATGGACGCGCCCCGCCTGGCGTCCTTCCTTAATGTCGCGTCCAGGGCCCCGTAACGTTCCTTGACCTGGGCGGCCAGGCCGGACGTTGGCCCGTAAAGGATCTGGTTGAGGTGGGCTCGCGAAGGATCGGCATTTTTGGGCTGATATTCGCGAAAATTGTGTGCACCCTCTTTGTCGAATTCGGCGCACTGGTGAAGGGGTTCAACATGCAAAACGGCGTACGCGCTCATCATAGAGCAGCATCCTTTCTTCGCCCCCGGAGGGCCTACGGACCTTCCCCATCGGGGAAGGGTAGTAGGTCTACCCTCTTCGAGGGACTCCCCCCTTGAACGATAAGGAGGGCTATGGTTATTGAAGCGCGTCTGGAAAATGCCCGGGAGTTGGGCCTGAAAAATGCGCCCCTTTCGGGGGCCGTCACGGAAGGAAAACTCTGAGCCTAAACGAAATTCGCTATGAATTAAGACGCTGATAAGAGTATAGAGCTGATGGCCGGGCTTGTCAAGTGCCGGCGTCCTTTTTGTCGCCAGTTGCGATCTCCATCATGGCCGCCGCCACCTTGGGAAAAGTGGGGTGGAGGGGGCAGTCTTCATTGGAGCAACGTTCAATCCTGGCAATATTCGATTCGGCGGTCGGCGCCTCGCTTTGGCAGTGAAAACACATCTCAAAGCAGAGAGTCATGAAGTGCTTAGCCAATTCTACCAGGCCCGCCTCGCCCTTCGCAGAGAACACGCCTACTGCCTGGTCGACCACGGTGTCGAAGGCCTCGGCAAGGCCCTGATGCGACCGCTCCCGGTCTGCCCGGGGCGGAAACTGCAAAATGTCCATGATGGTCTCCTTGTTGTCCTTTAAGGGTGAGGGGCCCGTAGGCCCACTCAGACCCTGTACTCGTTATAATTCTTCCTTGAAATAATTGAATAATGGATGGAACTCTAGCGCGATCTTGTCCCCGGCCCGGCCGTTACGGTTTTTCAATATGACCAGTTCGACCTCGCGGGGGTTCTTCCTCTTTTCCTCTGCGGAGTCGAAATCCTTCCCCCCGGCCCCCTTGAGCTGCATCCCCATAAGGACATCTGAAGAATATTCGACGGCCCCTGACTCCTTGAAGGCCTCCATTGTGACGGCCTCCTTGTAATTCTGGCGGTTAAAGCTTGAGACGGCCACAACAGGGATCTTGTAGTCCCGGGATATCCGCTTGAGTTCCATAACGGACTTGTCGGTATTCTGTTTGTCGGTAGCCCTTGGCTCGTGGGGCGCCAAGATTTGGAGATAGTCAATAAAAACCACTGGGGCGACGCCTGTAAAGGCGACATGGCTATGGACCAATTTCCGGACCTGCGCCGCGCCGATATCCCCCAGGCCCTCGTAGATGTAAATATGGTTGGCGTAGGTCGCATAGGCGCGGACGGCGCTGTCGATGAGGTCGCGCTCGTCCTGGCTGTAGCCCTCATAGAACTTACCTGTAGTTATGCCGCGAGTGGTTTTGGCGTACCGTGTTGGCTGGCCTTCGGCCAGGGCAATCTCTATGGTGTGCCGACTGATACTCTTGGCCATGATCTCTGTGCGGGCCATCTCCAGGCTTACCACGAGCACGTCCTGGCCGGACCTGGCTATAAAATCGGCCACCTGGGTTATAAAGGTGGTCTTGCCCAGGCTGGTTATAGCCCCGAAACAGTACAAGCCTTCGTATAATCCTCCGTCCAGGACGCAGTCCAGCCGGGGGAAGCCGGTTTGGATGTAGGGCGTGTTCACACTGGCGTTAATTCCGTCAATAAAGCCCTTAAGATGATAGGACGCGGCCGTCAGGAGGTACGCCTCTCGGGCGGCCGCCGTGGCCTCATCCTCGCCGTCTTCGGCCCGCATGATGGCCTTGGCGAAGGCATCGGGGTCAGCCCTTAGAGCATCGTTGGCGTCGGCATGGCTCCCGAACGGGTTGAGCCTGTAAAAGGGGAGTTCCAGGCCCTTCAGTCCCTCTTCTATTTCCTGGGCGGCCCGGGCCCCGGCCTCGTCGTTGTCCATGGCGATAATAAGTGGATGGGCCGGCCTGGTGTCCTTCAAGAGGTCCAGCAGAAGGCGCCGGTTGGCCACGCTCCCCAGGCCCACAGCTTCGCCTCCAGCCTCAACGATGCTCATGGCGTCGATCTCGCCTTCCACTATAAAAACGGGTTTCCCGGCCGTCCGCAGCGCCTCCTCATTGAATATCCGAGAGGATCCCACTTTGCTTATGCGATACTTCTGCTGTTCATCCGTAAGGGCGTTTCGGGTGTCTCGGGCTACATAACTTGATCGACTTGTCGGAATAATCAGCCGCGGGGAGGGCGGAGCTTTGGGGGCCTTGGGGTGCCTCCATTCCGGCACGAAGCCCAGGCGAAAATGCTTCACGACCTCCTCGCTCAGCCCCCGCCTTTGCGGATAATCTGTTTCTCCTATGCGAGCAAAGGCCTCCTGGAAGAAGGCAGTGTGGTCTTCTTCTGTCTCTTTTATGTGTATGCGTGTATGTGTATGTCCACTTTTAAGCTGGCTTTGGTTCCTGTGCCGAGCGTCCTGGGCGATCCCGTAATATTCGGCCGCCGCTGCCACCTTGCCCTTGAAGTCGGCTATGCCGTGCGCCCGGCCGTACAGGTCTATCACGTCAGCGTAGAGGTCGCACTTGAAGCATTTGTAATGAGTGCGCGCTTTATCGGTTGGGTCTACAGAGATACCGTCCCCATCGGCGCCGCCGCCATTACCGCACTCGGGGCATATCCAACCCTTGCGCTTGGCTTTTCCTAGAAAGGTGGGCTCTTGGTTTCTCAATTCGTCAACTACGTGGTCTTTGGTCATTGGTTTGTCCTAGCCTCCTCTTCTGCCTTTTGGCTTTGTCCATATTACCATGCCGCCCTTTTTGAAAAGAGGGCGGCTGGTCCCTTAACAATCGTTAAAGATTGTTAAGAATTGTTAGGCTTTTTGGGGTGCAATAAGGCTAGGTAATTGTTGACGAAAAAAAAAGTTTAGCTGTCCGCTGACCCCCTCCATGCTGTCCGTTGCCCCCCCTTGGGCTGTCCACTGACCCCCCTTGGGCTGTCCACTGACCCCCTCAGAGGGCGCCTTGGCGCGCCGAAATGGCGGCTGG